GAAGCCAGCGTGTTATCAGAAGTGTTCCCGCCGTGGGCCAGCCTAAAGCATGGGTCTGCACTGTGGCTGGCACTCCAGGTACTTGGGTGTCAGAAGGAAACCTTTAGGGCCGCTAAAGTGGGTCGACGGCAGCGCTCACCATGTTTGAAATCATCGCAGCCCTAGTGGGCGCTGCTTTTACGGCAACCGTCATGGGCGCCACTGGCGCGATCCGTGGCAACACCAACAGCCGAGAAGTGGTGACCCGCTTGACGGTAGCCGTCGAAAACGTAGCCAGCAGGCTTGAAGAATTGCACATCGACATTAAGGCCGATCGCAAGGAGACCTTTAGCCGCTTGAACTCCGTTGAGCAACGGGTGACCACGCTAGAAGCCAAGAGCATTTGGGACGGCGGCGACAAACGCAAAGGGCCATGAACCAATTTGAGCCCAGCCTTGAACTTGAGCTGAGCGAGGAGCGAGTTCAGCGACAACTGCTGGAGCTGTACGAGAACGAGGACTGGTCAGGACTCCTGGCCACAGCAGAGCTGTTGAACACCGCTTGGCACCATGAAGTCATGGCGACCCGGTGGTTGGCCAAGGAGGCTGCAGACAACCTGGCCAAGGGCTGGCAAACTGCAACCAGCACCCCTCCGACCCATGACATTTCGGATCGCTGAGTACGTGGCCGTTGCAATCGCCGTCCATGGCGCTGCTGTAGCCATCGTGAACCTGACGCCCACCCCTCGGGACAACGAGGCTTTGGGCAAGTACAGCCGGATGGCCGTGAAGCTGTACCGGGCCATCGAAATCCTGGCCGGCGTCATTACCCCGTTGGTAAAGCGGTAGCCCAGGGCTACTTTTTCTTGGCGGTCTTGGCGGCCTGCTTGAAATCAGCGGCGCTGGGGGCTCCTTTGGCCCCTGGCTTCCGCATGCTTTCACCGGATCCGGCCTTGATCCGGTCGCGCTTCCGCTTGATGTTGATGTAAAGCCCGGCCTTAGGGTCAGCCATCAGTAGCCCTTTTTGCCGCCGCCGCCCTTGGTGCCTTTGCCGCCTTTTTTCATGGGTCTGGTGTCAGTAGTCCCACCTTAGCCGGGGTTTGCCGGGGCGCATCCCGACGTGGATGAAGCCCCGGGGAGCCCCGAGACCCAAGGAATACGGCCACTCCTTGTCGGCCCAGGTCTGCAAGGTGTAAATGGACTCCCCGTCGATGTAGAAGTCGACGGCGCCGGTGTTCGGTGCGTCGTAAAGGTGCTCTGAACGGCTGGCACCACCCACCTGGGCGTTGATCCTGGGGGGCCTGTGGCCAGAGGTGATGATTGCAGGTCCACCGAAGTGATCCCGGGCCTTCTGGACGAACTGAGCCAGGACCAGAGCCGTGTCGCACTGATGTTGAGCCACGAACCTGCGGGCTTCGGACTGTTGAGTGAGCTCGCCGTACGCCACGTTGGGGGTCAGGTTGTAGCTGAACGGGGATCCGGGCTGGAATAGGCCCACCTTGGGATCCGGGGCCGCCCTATACGCCTCTGCAAAGTCCTCGAGCTGCTTGGGCGTCAGGGTTTCCTGGAGCCCGTTCCAAGCCGCCAGCTGATGCGGCAGGCCGGCGTCGTGTTTAGCTGCGTCTGCGAGACGAATAACCGACATTTGCGCTGGCGAGAGGGGTCTTGGGAAAGATTTGGACGTTGTCCACCTTCCACGGGATACGTTCCCAGACATCGCAGTACGTGGCAATGTCCCAAGCCATCTCTTCGTTTTCTGCAACGACGATGGTCTGAAAAGAGCCCAGCTCCCTGGTGCCCCCGTACCCAATGAACTCACCGGGGATCCGAATCACCCAGGCCCTAGTGCCAGGTCGCTTAGCGACGAGGCCTGATCCAGCCCGTGGCGGCCGGGGCCGCAGCGAGATCCGTAATGCTGCCGCCCAGAAGAGATCGATCAAGCGCTCCTTCAAGGTCTCCCATGTACGCCTGAAGCTCCAGGTCCCAAAGCTCTGACTGTCGTTCCTTGATTGCTCGGTCTTCATCAATGGCCAGCGATTCATTCCAATACTGAACGGCGCCGGCCAAGGCGTCGAGTCGGTCGTCGTGGGCCAAGCAACCACGGTCTGTCGTCAGGTGCGTCAGTTGGTGGAAGAGCTGGTACGCCAGGCGCTTCTCGATGGCTTCGTCGTCACGAGTCTTGGCGTCACCTTCGATCACCGATCGGCTGACGATGAGCCGGTGCTGGTTCAAGACGGGCTCCAAAGCCGCAATGATGCGGCGCTCTTTCTGCACATTGGACCTGACCGTCTCAATGGTGCACGGATGCTGCACCTGTAGATACGGCTTCAGAAGGCTCTCCAGCATGCCTTGGCCAAACTGGTCTTCCAGGAGCACCAAGTTGACCTTTTGGCGCCTTGCAGCCGCTGCCAGGCCCTGCAGAACAGCCTCCGAGTACCCGTCCCGGAACGCACCGGACTCCAGCAAAAACAAGTTCCCGTTGAGGTGCGCCACGATCGCGTAGGCCGTCTCGTCCAGGCCGCGGCCAGAGGGGTCAATGAACATGACGCAGCCCTGAAACGGCAACCAGGAGCCGTGGATGTACGCCGGCCGGTAGTAGTAATCGCCGTTGAAACCCACCGCCGGCAAATCGCTGATTCGGTACTCGGCCCCAGACGACCACACGACCTTTTCTGGCGCGTGATCAGAGACCTCCAGGACCATCAGATCCGCGAGCTTCAGCGGGAACCGCTCAGCATCGCTGAGGCTGGTGTCCAGTTGGAACTGGAGGGCAAAGGCCGACCGGCCGTACGACGTCTCCCGCTCCAGCAGGTCCATCTCGCTGAAACGACCTGGGTCTGTTGGTTGATTTGTAAGTTCTGGGCACCCCTCTGCGACAACGGGGGCCAGGTGGTCGCCGTATTTGACGGGTTTCTCGGGGTACCGAGCCGGCCAAATACGCACCTCGTATGCGCGTTGGGCCAGCTTGTTGTAGATCGACTCCTCGGTCTGGGGCGTACCCAGAAACATGATCTCGCCACCGGGCTTCAGGATGGCGTTGAACTCACCGACAGCAGCCAGCAGCTTCTCCCGGATGCCGACGGACCACGACGTCGTCGGTGTCTCCACGTCATCAGACAGGATCAAGTCGGCCCGGGACCCAGTCAACTGACCGAAGATGCCGACCGCTTTGACGGATGGGCTCTGGTCCGGGATGGCGGGCCTGACGTCGAACCGGTTTACAGCTGACCGTTGCTCATCACGATCTGGCTCCAGACACTGGAGCATTGGCATCTCGCGGATCAAGCGGATGCAGAACATGGTGAAGTCGTCGGCCCGGGTCTTGGAGGCCGACACAACCATGATCTTGCGCTGTGGGTCCAGACGCAGCAACCACAGCACGTAGGCCGCGGCCATCCAGGACTTGCCGACACCTCGAAACGCTTCAACAATGCGGCGCTTGGAGCCGTGCTGCATGTATGCAGCAATGTCGAGCTGGATGGGCGTGGGGTCCGGCAGTCCTAGGTGGCGCCAGACCAGGACCAGGAAGTAGCGGAAATCAGTGGACAGCGGCTCTGGGAGCCCAGTCCAGACTGCTGTCATGCCCACACCCGCACTGGATGCTGCGGCGTTACCAGATACTGCTCCCACGCCTCAGGTGGCTTACCGGCATAGTTCACATGCCAGCCGCTGATCACAGTGGGAGGCGTGATCACCTCGCCGGTCTCGGGGTCGTAGATGCCGCCTGTGTAGATGGGACCGATGACATCCAGGGCGTGGGTGTGGCTGGCGGTGAGGGGATGTGTGGCGCCATCATCGTCGGTGTAAAGCAGGCCAGCAGCGTCCAGGGCAGCCATGCCGGTGGATTCGTCGGGGAAGCGGAGGTAGGTGGTGGTCATTGGGTGATTGCCTGGAGGGTGCTGTTGGGGAGGCGCTGGGGCCAGTAGGTGAGGCGGCGGATGGCGCTTCCTGCAGCAGTGAGGGCTTGCGCGCTACCTATAGTCATTTTGTTGACAGTGGGTATGGTGCAACTTGTGTCATTAAACGGCATCAAGCCATTAGCAGTTATGCTGCAATCGTTTAATCGCACAGTAGCCGCAGTGGACGCCAATCCATTGAGCGCTAAAGAACCGACGAGGCTGGTTGTTTGATTTACAGCTAAAACTTGAACAATTTGCTGAGCCTCTCCAGATGAAGCCCGGCCCAGTCTCCATCTATTGTCATTGGTCCCATCATCAAAACCAGCTATGCCAATCGTTGCAGTGCTAAGTGGTCTAAATTGAGCAAACACCGTCCCCTCATCCTGCCGATACCAAGAGCTAAAGTTCTCCCCCGTGATACTGGCAACGTCCGCGCTGCGGGTGGCTGCGGCGGTGGTAGTGGGGATGTAGGAGGTGGGGAAGGCGCCGACTTCTAGTTGGGCGCCCCAGGCGTAAATGGCTTCGTCCCCTGTTCCGGTGTATGTCTGTGCGGCTCCGGTCAAACTGGAGCCAATCCGCATCGTTGCAGTTTCAGGTGTTGCAACTGTCGTGGCAGTAGCAGTGCAGCGATACCACCCATTAGGTAGTGCTTGAATTGTTCCAGTTGCATTAGACGCTGTTCCAACAGTGCCATTGTTTAAGTCAAAAAATACGCTTGCGCCTGTTCCAATTCCCCAAGATGAGGTAGGTGCAAAACCAAGAACTCCGTAATTTGTGCTGCCTTTCTTCATAAAGCAGCTAAACGTATGCGCGGTGCTTCCAGCAAGCCCAGATACATTCTGCGTAAAGTTGTGAGTTTCGTTAATTGCTGTGTCTACAAGTGCATCTGCAGTCTGCGTGCCATCAGGAGCTACAGAAACGTTCGTGTTTTCGCTGCTACCCACATTGGACCAGGAAGTTGAAAAGTCTTGCGATTGCAAAAAACTGTTTGTCCTCTGCTCCTCCACCAGCAGGCCCAGGCTTTCGCCGGTCGTGGGGTTGTGGTCGAAGCGCGGCACATCCACAGCTGCCGTCTGCAGCGTTCCCGCGCTGTCGATGAAGGTTGCGCTGCTGGCCCGTGTAAACGTAACCGGCGGGGTGCTGGTCACCTGGTTGTTGAGGGTCTTGGTCCTGGCAAACTCCAGGTCCAGGGTGGGCACAGCACCACCGGCATACGCCCACAGCAGGTTTTCGCTGCCAGTGGTGGCGACGTCGACCTCAACGGTGCTCAGCTTGACGGTGTACAGGGTGCCAGAGGCCGGGGTGTACGCGCCGCGGGTCTCCAGCTTTGCAAACAGGGTCTGGCTGTAGGGCAGCATGCGCACCACTTTGCCGATGTTGACCGTGCTGCTGTAAAGGGTGCTGCCGATGTCAACAGGAAGCGCAATGGTGACAAAGCCCAGGTACCGTGGCGTTTCTGTCAACGTCAGGTCAAAAGCTGCGTTGTCCAGGATTGCCGCAGGCGGCACGGAGTACAGGTGCAATCGGAACGCATCCATCCCGCTTGGGACAACAGTGTTGTTGATCGACAGGTCGACCGAGTCAATCCGAATAGCTCCACCAGGTGCACTGACGTTGCCGAACGTCAGAATTGCGTTGCCGGCGTTAGCCGCGGTGGTGGTGTCTGCTGCGCCAACGACGTCGCCTGCGGTGTAGGCGGTGGTGTTGCTGGGTCTGGTAAGCGCAACCGAGGCCGTGTAGACGGAGGAGCCAGTTAGGAGTGCCATGGCGAATTAAGCGGCAGTGGTGTCAATGACCACAAAGTTCAGGGTCACGGCTTCGCTCAACGACCCGGCGCTGGTGTTGACCACGCGGAAAATGGCCGTGCCGGCACCGACGTCGACGCAGTGGGCCTGGTACGAGCCAGCGGTGCCACCCGTGCCTTGGTTGGTGACGACGACGTCGGTGCCGCTGATGGCGCTGTTGGTCATCGTGAACTGGATGGCAGCGCTGGCGGCCAGGGCAGCGTTGTGCATGGTGACGACGCCGGCCTTGGCGTTGACGGTGACGCCCTGGGATTTGCTGGTGCCCTGAGTGACGGTGCCGAAGCCAGTGGGGCCAATGCCGATGGCAGGAGCAGCTGCAATCGCGTTGTTGGTGGGGGTCGAGATGTAGAACCCAGATGGGATGTCAGCAGGATCAGCCATGGGTGTTTTAAGCGGCCTTGCGCCGTGGCATCTGCACAATCTTATCCATGTCCGGCAAGGAGGCCACCAGGTCCCCAAAGCTGGTGCCGGCCACCGGTTGAGCTGAGATGCCGTTGTCCTTGAGGAACTGACGAAGGATGTTCAGCTCAGCGGTGCTGATGGACCCATCGTCGAGCCTGGACCGCAGGTGGAGCGCCAGGTCGGTGTGGAGGTTCGACAGGACCCGTGAGGCCTCGGATTCGTTAGGGCGACCCATGGGGGCACAGGGGGGCTAGTGGGCCAATGGTAGCCATGGAAGACCAAGCCTCCGCCTACTGGCTGCGCCAGAGCAGCGGAGTAGTACATATGTGTGCGTGAGTGAAGAAAGAAAGGCTGCAGAAAAAAGTGGAAAGGGCTGGCTGTCCTAAGAGCTGGGGGGGCCTTACCCCCCCCCTCTATATATAGTATATAGATACTATATAGCTACTATGGTTAACCATAGTGTATAGCTTCCCGAAGGGAAGCGGTTAGGAGGTAAGGTAATACCAAGTACATGGTTAACCTAAGAGTAATATGGTTAACCAGGATCTTCTTTCATTGGTACTGATGATGAAAATACATGGTGAACCATAGAGAACCATAGACACCTATATTCACCTCTATTGAATTATGGCGGACGTCGTTCCTTGGGGGTGGGACCAGGGGTGGACAAAGACGGGGTAAGGGAAAATTTTAGTCTAAAAATGCGAGGGGCTTTTGTTGGGTAGATTTTTGACCCAAAAATGTGAAGGGCTTACGCTATAAGCGTCAGCGGGGCACACCCCCCTCCGGGGTCGGTCCCGCTTGTCCAGAGTGGACCTGGGGGCTGTCCAGATGCGGGCAAAGCCCAGTGATGCCAAGGGGTCTAAGCCATTGCGTAC